CGCGCACGGGTTTTTTCGGGGGTGCGGGGGGAGGTACGGTTGAGTTGATGGCTAAGTCAGGGCCGGCGCGGAAGGAGGGGGCGCAGCGGCGCCGCGGCGGCGAGTGGTCGGATGAGGCGCCGGTGGTCCGCATGGGTGAGGCGTCGGAGCGGACTGTTCCGGCGGCGCCGCGCGGGTTGTTGAAGGCGCAGCGCGAGTGGTGGGATGCGTTTTGGCAGCATCGGATTTCGGCTGTTGCGGACCCTCCGGCCCAGCCGTTGGTCAGACGGTTAGTGCGGTACTATGACCTTCTCGATCGGTATCTTGAGAAGGTCCGCGGCGAGCCGTTTGTCGAGGGGTCGCAGGGGCAGCCGCGTATAAACCCGCTGCACGCCGAGATCCGCGCACTAGAGCAGTCGATCCGCGGCTTGGAGAAGGATCTTGCGATCACGCCGTACGAGCGCACGCGTCTCGGGGTCGCGCAGATCGACGAACAGAAGTCGTTAGCTGATCTAAATGCGGCGCTGACCGGCGACGACAGCGACCGGGACGGGGAGTCGGACCCGAGGGTGGTCGATGCCGACTAACGGGCTGCGGCCGACGCTCGGCCCGCAGGTATGCCGATGGATCGAAACGTTTCTTGTCCATGGGGAGGGCGATCAGTTCGGCGAACGGTGGAAGCTGGAACGGTGGCAGCGGGAGATCATTTACCGGCTGTACGAGTTCTACCCGGATACGCTGAAACGGGTTACACGGCGGATGCTTCTCATCCTGCCGCGCGGGTGCGGTAAGACAGAGCTGCTCGCGGCGATCTGTTTAGCTGAACTCGCGGGGCCGACTGCGGTCGGCGCCGGCGGCCGCGCGGAGCTTCGGAAGTCGCCGAACATCCCGGTTGCGGCGGCTTCGCGGGAGCAGGCGAACCGGTTGTATGGGGCGGCGCGGACGATGGTGGAGGAAGGGCCGCTCGCCGACCATCTCGACACTTTCCAGTTCGAGATACAGCGGAAAGACGGTCCGGGGAGAATGTTGCGCGTCGCTGCAGTTGATGGAACTAACGAGGGTGGGCTGCCGACGGCGACGGCGGCGGATGAGGTTCACGAGTGGCGGACGGACCGGCAGGCCCGCACTCACCTTGTCCTGTCGACCGCGCTCGCAAAGCGCGACCAGGGCCTCGAGCTGAACATTTCGACGCCGGATGCGGGCGATCACGGTTCGCTTATTGGCGATCTAAAGGATTACGGCGCGCGGGTGGCCTCCGGCGAGGTCGCCGACCCGGAGTTCCTCTTTGTTTGGCATCACGCCTCGGACGGTTACGACCTCGACGATCCTGACGATCTCCGTGCGGCGATCCGGGAGGCAACCCCCGCGTCCTGGCTGGATACAGAGCGGATCGCCGCGCGGTACGAAGTTGACCGTATCCCTGAGCACGAGTTCCGCCGCTACCACCTGGCGCAGTTTGTTCGCGGCGGCGAGCGGATCCTGCCCGCCGGGGCATGGGAAGCGCTTTCCGGAGCCGACCCGACCGAGCCGGGGGCGCGGGTGGTGCTCGGATTCGACGGCAGCTACGCGCGCGATTCGACGGCGCTGGTCGGCGCGACAGTCGAAGCGCAGCCGCGGATCTGGGTCGAGGGGCTTTGGGAGCGCCCCGACCGGGCGCCGGCGGACTGGCGCGTTCCCCGCGACGAAGTCGACGCCGCAGTGGCGGGGGCGATGGGCCGCTACGACGTGGTTGAGCTTGCCGCCGACCCGTCGCTGTGGCCGGGGGAGATCGCCGAATGGCAGTCCCGGTACGGCGACCGGGTTGTCGAGTTTCCGAATAGCCGGCCGCGGATGGGGCCGGCGTGCCAACGTTTTTACTCGGCTGTTGTCGAAGGCGATTTACGTCATGACGGCGACCTGCGGCTTGCTCGTCATCTGTCGAACGCGGTCGCTCGTGAGACGGCGCACGGACCGGTGTGGTCGAAGCCCGATAAGAATTCGCCTCACAAGATCGATGGGGCGATCGCCGCCGCGATCGCGCTCGATCGGGCGTCGTGGCACGCTGAAAACGCGACCGGCGCGCTCGACCCCGAGTTGGTAGTCCTGTAAATATAGTTGGTCCTACGATGAAAATGCGCGAGGTAATAACGGTCGGATTCGAGGCTGCAGGGGCGGCGCTGCTGACGACGGCGGCCGGGGTCGCGTTCGGAGTGGCCGCGGCGTGCGCGGCCGCCGGGGCGTTGCTGCTCGCCGCCGGCTTGTATGCGGAGTTTGGCTGATGGGGCTGCTGACCAGGTTGGCGCGGGCTGAGCCGGACGCCGCCGTCCAACGTCAGCTCGCTAGGTACCGCGACAATTCGTCGGCGGAGACGGTCGGCGCGGATTCGTCGCTGCGGCTGTCCGCGGTCTACGCCTGCGTCCGCCTGCTGTCGGATCTGATCGGCTCCATGCCTTTACGCGCCCACCGGGAGCGGCGCGGCGTCCCCGAACCCGTCCGCCCGCAGCCGCCGCTGCTCCGCGAACCGTCAGCGCTTTATGACGCGAACGAGTGGATTTCGCAGATCGTTACGTCGCTGCTGCTGCGCGGGAATGCGCTCGGCCTTGTCTTTGATCGGGATTCCAACGGTTTGCCAACCAAGGTTGAGATCGCCCCGCCGGATCTGTTCGGCGTAACCCGTCGATCCGCGCTCGCACTGCCGGACTACTGGTACGGGGGCCAGCGGGTCGACCGCCGCGACATCTTGCATATCCGCGCGTTTTCACACCCCGGGTCGGTTTGGGGGCTGACCCCGATTGACTATGCGCAGCGGACCATCGGCCTCGGCCTCGCCGCCGAACGGTACGGGGCTAAATTCTTTTCAGAGTCCGCCACCCCGTCCGGCGTGCTGGAATCGGACCAGCGGGTTTCGCCCGGTGAGGCGGAGCAGATCAAACAGCGGTTTGAGGCGACCGCGACGGATACCAGGAGGCCGGTCGTCCTCGGTCAAGGGTTCGAATGGAAACCGATGAGTATCCGCCCTGACGAGGCGCAGTTCCTAGAAACTCAGCGGTTTACTTTGCAGCAGGTTGCGCGTGTGTTCGGCGTGCCGCCCGAGCTCATCGGCGGCGGAACCGATTCCAGCTTGGACTACAGCAACCGGGAGGCCCGGAACCTGGAGCTGCTTGCCCACAACGTCGGCCCGTGGCTGACCCGTATCGAACGAGCCGTATCCCGGCTATTGCCGTCGACGCAGTATGCAGAGTTCGACCCGGACCGGCTGTTGCGGATGGACCAGCAAACCCAAGCCCAAGTCGCCCGCATACGGGTCAGAAACGGCCTCGCGACGCCGGATGAGGAGCGCGCGCAGATGGGCCGGCCGCCGCTGCCCGACGGGCAGGGCGCCGAGTTCCTGTGGCCGCCGTCCGCGGACGAGGGCGGCGTAGACGCCGAGGAGGAGCAATAGATGGCGACCGAAATCACCCGCGCCGTCGAAACCGAGCCGGAGAGCTCCGGAAACGGGATTTCCGGTTACGGGCTCGTCACCGGCCAGTGGACCGAGATGCAGGGGATGTTCGGGGTCCGCATCTTCGAACGCGTCTCCGAGACGGCGATCGACCTTCAGCGCGACATGTCCGCTCCGACCGGGCTTTTCAGCTTCCTGAACCACGATCCGAACCAGCTGCTCGGCCGGACCCGCGCCGGAACCCTCGAAGTAACCGCAGAGGACGATGGGGTCCGCTACACGATCCCGAAGCTCCCGGACCTGGAGCATGCGGAGAGGCTTCACGCTCACCTTGAACGCGGCGAGGTGCGCGGTTCGTCATTCATGGCCTATCTCGACGACGATGAGATCGCCTACAACGAAGACGACGACGCCGTCTACCGAACGATTACGAGTCTGACGCTTCGGGAGCTCGGCCCGGTGGTCATGCCCGCCCACAGCAAGACCGAAGACGGCCCGTACAGGGTCAAAACCCGCGACCTTGAGGAGGCAGTCGCTCGCTGCGCAGGTGTGCCGCTGGCCGAAGTTAGGCGTACGACCGACGACGGTTGCGGCCTCCGTAGTCTTCTCACTGAGAAGAAATACACGCCTGTTACCCACCACCGGGATCGGGCGAAGTGGGCGATCCGAAAGAGGAGACACGGGCATGACCCTCGAGGGGCTGCGCGACGAACGTAACCAGAAGATGCAGGCGGCGCAGGCCGTCATCGACCGCGCCGACGGGGAAAACCGCGAGTTCTCTGACGACGAACGGTCCGAGGTCGACGAAGCGATGGCGCGCGTCGACCGGATCGACGGAGATATCTCCCGGCTAGAACGCGCGGACGCTGCCTGGCAGACCGCAGCGACCTACGACGCTGCGAGCAACCACGAGGCGGCCGCCCGCGGCTACGACGGCGACAGTGGCGGCGCGCCGGTAACGGTTACGCGGAACGAGGAGGTCTACCGCGCCGATGGCAGCCATCAGGTCGCCGTCGACATATTTCACGCTCAGTACCGCGGCGACACCGAGGCCCACGACCGGCTGCGGCGACACCAGCAGATGCACCGCGACGTAGCATCTGGTGACCTCGGCGCCTTCATTCCGCCGCAGTACCTGGTCGACCAGTGGGCGGCGCAGGCCCGCGCCGCCAGGCCATTTGCGAACTCGGTCCCCGGGGCGCCGCTGCCGCCCGAGGGGACCGTGATGAAGATCCCGAAGATCGCTACTGGGGCGACCGCGGCGTCGCAGCAGGAAAACACTGCGGTTGAAAAGACTGACATTGCCGAGACGACAGTCAACGTTGATCTGGTGACGATTGCTGGGCAGCAGGACATTTCCCGGCAGAGCCTTGAGCGTGGCGATCCGATGATTGACCAGATCATCTTCGGTGATCTGGCCGCCGCGTACGCCGCGGAGCTCGACAATCAGGTTATCAACGGCAGCGGGTCGAACGGCCAGCACACCGGGGTGGAAAACACGAGTTCGACGATTTCGGTTACTTATACCGAGTCTTCGCCGAAACAGTCAACTTTGTACGTCAAACTTGCGGACGCGTTGCAGCGGGTCAACTCGCAGCGGTACCGGCCGGCGACGCTCATCCTCATGCACCCGCGGCGGTGGGGTTGGATGGCATCCGGCCTCGACTCATCCAACCGTCCGCTGATCGAAACCGACCCGGCTCGCGCCGCGAACGTGTTCGGCGTGGGCGATCCCGCCGCATACGGGCTGGTCGGGGCGCTCCACGGGCTCCCTGTCGTCAGCGACGCAAACGTGACTACGTCGGCGAATACCGATCAGGACAAGGTCTATGTCTGCAGAGTTGAAGACTTCGTCCTCGCCGAGCAGGCGGGCGGGACGCCGCGGCGAATCACCTTTGAGGAGACCGGCGCTAACACGTTGACAGTGAAGATGGTCGTGTTCAGCTATTCGGCGTTCACCGCGGCAAGGCATCCGAAGTCGACTGCGGTTATCTCCGGCTCCGGGCTGGCGCCGCCGACCTTCGGCTGATGCAACGCCGGATCAACGCGGCGACGCTGTGGCGGCTCGCTGAGCGCGCCGAGCAGCAAGGTAAGCCGCACGCAGCGTCGCGTCTCCGGCGCGCCGCCGCCGAGGCGGACCGGCGCGCCCAGACGGCCTCCGGTGCGGAGCGGGCCTCCGGAGGCCCGCGGTGAGACGGGTCGCGGTTGGCCAGCCGACCAAGCTGACAGTGCGGCTCGAGGACGCCGAAGGCGGGGCGCGGACCGGGTTGACCGTCGACGCTTCCGTCGCCGACGAATCCGGCAACGCTGTCGCCTCCGGGACAGCGACCGACGAAGGGTCCGGCGAATACTCGTACATCGCGCCTGCGCCCGACCGGCCCGGCCGGTGGACGGTCATTTGGACGCCGGGCTCCGGCCCGCCGGTCGAGACCTACGCCGACGTCGTCGGCCGCCGCTACTCCTCCATCGCCGCGCTCCGCCAAACCCGCGATTTGGACAGCGTCGACGCGTCGACGCTGGACCGGCGGCGGACCGAGGCCGCAGCGCTGTTCGAGGATTTCTGCGGGACCGCATGGACCAGGAGATACGGGCAGACGCGGGCGCCGGTCGAATCCGACGGCTCGCTGTGGCCCGGCGTCGCCCCCGTCCGCGAGATCCGGTCGGCGCAGACCGCGACCGGCAACAGCGTCGACGTTTCCGGTTGGACCGCCGACGACGCGCACTTCAATACCGGCCGGGACGGCGGAGAGCTGCTCGACGCCGGCTTCGTCTACGGACAGGACACGATGCCCGCCGACCTGTACGCCCAGTACCTCGTCTACGTCCGCTATCTCACGCTCGGCGCGAACAGCGACGTCCCCGACCGGGCGACCAGCTTTTCGGTCGAGGGCGGGACGTTCGAGATCAACCAGGCCGGCGCCGGCAAGCCGACCGGGCTCCCCGAGGTCGACGCCGCCCTCCGCCGCCATCAGCGGGCGCCGGTTGCCGCAGCAGCAGGGATCGCCTGATGGCCGCGGGGACCGCGACGAAGGCCGCCCGCCAGATGATCCACGATCTGGCCGACTCCGCGGTCGACATCCCAGTTTCGATCGGCGCGCCGAGGCAGGCCGACCAGGGCCGCAGCCACCTGGTTGTCGGCAGGCTCGTCTCTGGGAGCCACGACTTCGCTGTCATGCGAAACGGCCCCGCGAGGCTCGATGAACAGTTCGGCATCGAACTCGTCATCAATGTTGTCGATGAGGCTGGCCAGCAGCCTTACGCCGACGTTCTCGACGCTGCAGACGATTACAGAGAGGCGATCGCCTCTGCGCTCGCTGACGACCCGACGCTCAATGGCGCCGTCCTGTGGGCGCGACTGGACAGTTTTGAGACAGTTGACCAAGGCCTGCTGGACCCCGGCTTCGTCGTCAGTCAGACCGCGACCGTCCGGTGTAGGAGCCGCCGATGAGTAAGACGACCGCGACTTACCAGGGGCGGGCGCGCCGCTGTACCCGCGAGGTGGCCGGCGCTGAAACCGTGTTCGACCGCGGCGTGCCGCGACCGGTCGGGGCGCAGGCCGCCGAGGAGCTCGACGCCGACCCGCTGTTCTTGGTCGAACGCCCTAAGAAGAAGGCCTCGCAGTCCGCCGAAGAGGCCGAAGAGGAGCAATAGAAGATGGCGATCAACACCGGGATCGGCGCCCAGCTCGGCGTCGCCAAAGAATCAACCCACGGCGATTTCACTGCGCCGACGGACTTCATCGAATTCACTGAGGAGTCGCTGTCCGCGGAGATTGAACGTCTCGAGTCGTCTGGGCTGGCGAAGGGCCGGAGGCAGCTCCGCTCCGGCCGCTGGGTTCCTGCGCAGAAAACGGTCGAGGGCGACGTTTCCGCGGAGCTCGCGACCGAAGGCCTGCTCCCGCTGTGGGAGGCCGCGTTCGGCGGGACCTCATCGAGCGGTTCCGGGCCGTATACGCATGAGTTCACGCTCGGCGACTTCCCGCCTGGGCTCACTGTCCAGGTGGGCCGGCCCGATGAGACGGGGACGCTGCAGCCGTTTTCCTACGTCGGCGGGATGGTCTCCTCGTTTTCGCTGGAAGCGTCCACCGGTGAGATCGCGTCGTGCACTTTCACGGTGAATGCGCAGGATGAGAAGACCAACGAAACGCTCGCCACGCCTTCGTATCCTGATCCGCTCCGGTTGCTTACTTTCGTCGGTGGCAGCCTCCAGATCGCTGGCAGCGAAGTCGAAGTCACCTCCGCCTCGGTCCAGGGGGATAATGGGCTGTCAACGGACCGGTGGAAGTTCGGCTCGAAGCTGCGGAAACGCCCGGCGCGAGGGCTTCGCGCGTTCACCGGCGAGTTCGAAGCATACTTTTCGAACCTCGACTTGTATAACCGTTATATCAACGGTAATGAGGCGACACTGACGCTGACGTTCGAAGGCGAAACGCTCTCCGACGGGACAACGCCCGCGAAGGTCGAATTCTCCGCGCTGGTCCGCTTCGACGGGTCGACTCCGCAGGTCAGCCGCGCTGACGAAGTGATGCAGTCGATCTCCTACAAGGCCGTTTCTGACGGGTCGACGCCGACGAAGCTGACCGTCGTAACCGACGAAACGCTGTAAACCTATGCAAGGCGCCCAGGTCCATGTTGACGGGCTCCGCGACCTCCGGCGGTCTCTGCGGCAGACCGGCCCGGAGGCCGGGAAAGAGCTTCGTCGGCGGTTGAAGGGTGTGGCCGAGGTAGCTGCCCGGAAGGCCCGCGCTGCGGTCCCGGCGCGGTCGGGGAAGTGGCGGAGCAAGATCACTGCGGGCGCATCCCAGTCCGCTGCCTACGTGACCTGGGGAAAAAAAACGGTTCCGTACGCGCCGTGGGTCGAGTTCGGGGGGAAGGTAAATACCGGCCGCGCTGTCTTACGCCGCAAGTTCGTCGCCGACGGCCGCTACATCCATCCAACGTTACAGAAGCAGGACCCGGAGGTTGAAAAGGCCGCTGCAGAAGCCCTATCACAAGGGTTTGGCGACGCCGGCTGGAACTAAGGAGCTGTAATGGCAGAAAAGATCACCCTCAACATCGACGATCTGACCATCCAAGACCTACAGGATTTCGAGGACGAAGTCGGGAAACCGCTCTCGGAGGCCGTCGGCGACAACATGTCCGCCCGGGCGTTGAAAGCCCTTGTATGGGTCGTCAAGCGCGCTGAAGACCCGAACTTCACTTTGGATGATGCGGGGAAGGTCAAGGTCGAAGAGCTGGACCTCGGAGACGACGGCGGAAACCCTACGCAATCGGACGGCGGGCAATCCGCAGGCGGTCTCAAAGCAGTAGAAAACGCGGACGCCGGCTAGAAGCGTGGATGGGTCTTGCCCACTTCTACGGCTGGTCGATCGCCGACGTGAAAGCCCTTACCATCGAGGAGTTCGCCGCAGCCCAGTCATACGCTAAGAAATACCAAGAGGCGCAGAAGCGAAGCTAAAGGCTAGACGATGGCATCCTCCAAGACGCTTCGTGTGAATATTTTGGGGGATGCGTCGAAGCTGAACAAAACCCTCGGTTCTGCGCAGAAAAACGTAAAGGGTTTCGGCGACAAGCTCAAAAGCGCCGGCTCGACAATGCGCGAGACCGGGAAAAAGGCGACCGCGGGGCTTACCGCGCCGATCGGCGCCGTCGGCGCGAAAGCGCTTAAGACCGCTACGGATTTCAAGTCGGCGATGAACACCGTCGAGGCTGTCACTCAGGCCAGCGGTAAACAGATGAAAGGTCTGGAGGCGCAGGCCCGCGAGCTCGGCAGTACGACGCAGTTTTCGGCGGAGCAGGCCGCTCAGGGGATGACCTATCTGGCGCAGGCCGGCTATTCCGTCGAGGAGATGGGTTCTGCTCTCCCGAAAACGCTTGACCTCGCGGCCTCCGGTTCGCTCTCGCTCGGTAAGGCTGCTGACATCGCTTCCAACGTCCTCTCCGGATTCGGTAAGGAGGCTGACAAGACCGGGAAAGTCGTCGATGTGATGGCGCAAACCGCTTCGACGGCGAATACCTCCGTCGGCCAGATGGGGCAGGCGATGGCCTACGCCGCGCCGACCGCCCGGGCGGCAGGACAGTCGCTGGAGGGTACCGCCGCGATCATGGGGGTTCTCGGCGATCAGGGCATCCAGGCGTCGAAGGCGGGCACCGCGGTCCGGGGTGCAATCGCTTCGCTGGCTAATCCTTCGAGCAAATCGCAGGCCGCGCTGGACAAGCTTGGCGTTAGCGTCAAAAACTCTGAGGGAGAGATGCGCTCGCTCAAAGCCATCCTCCAGGACCTTAACCAAGCGGGCGCTACAACCGGTAACACGATGCAGATATTCGGCCGTCAGGCCGGAGGCGCGCTCGCCGGGCTTGTCGAGGAGGGGACCGCTTCGGTCGGGGAGCTGGAGTCGAAGCTTGGGGACGCTGAAGGCCGCGCGAGCCAGATGGCGGATACCAAGATGCAAGGCCTTCCAGGCGTTATTAAGGAGCTGAAATCTGCCTTCGATGAGTTGATGCTTTCCATCGCGAAATCGGGGTTGTTGGAGTCCACCGCGACGTTTCTGAAACGCGTTACAGAGCTTGTGCGGCGCGTTTCCGAGGCGAACCCGAAGCTGTTCCGCATCGGTACGGCTATCGCCGCTGTCGCCGCGGCTATCGGCCCGGCTCTCGTTGCTTTCGGCGCGATGACCGCTGCAGTCGGCTCGGCCATGTCGGCTCTAAGTAGTATCGGTGCGGTCCTGGGGTCGATTACCGCGCCGATGCTCGCGATACCCGCTGCAATCGCTGCCGTCGCAGCGGGGTTCTACCTGCTGTATAACCGTTCTGAAACGGTTCGAGAGGCTGTCCGCGGCGTCATCGATACGGTCCGCGATTTCGCATCGAACGCGATGCCGAAGGTCCGCGCGGTCATCGAACGCGTCCAGGCGGCGCTCATGCGCTTCGTCCGCAAGCGGATGCCGCAGATACGCGCGATCGTCGACGGCATCGCCGACATCTTCCGCGGTGTCGCCAACATCATCAGTTCCATATGGCGGGGGATTTTCGACGAGATTCAAGGGATCATCGAAGGCGTTACAAGCGTCGTCCTCGGAACCTGGCGGCGGTTCGGCGATCAGATCATCGCGTTCGCCGAGCGCACGTGGGGCAAGATCCAGTCGGTCATCGAGTCGGCGCTCCGCATCATCCGCGGCGTAATCGATACCGTCGCGGGGCTGATCACCGGCGACTGGGAGCGTGTCTGGAAAGGCATTCAGAAGATTGTCTCCGGGGTGTGGAACGCGATACAGAACGCGGTCCGGCTCGCGCTTGACACGCTGCGGACGATTCTGGGTACCGGCCTCGCAGTTTTGCAGACCGTCTGGGAAGACGTGTGGGGAGCGATAAAACGGTTTTTCCGCGAAAACCTGGTCGAACCTATTGAAAAGGCTTTCCGGGACTTCACCGGCTCGGTAGAGGATACGTGGGATAGTTTCCTCGGGGCCATCGAGCGGTTCTTTACCGAGACGTGGGAGTCAGTGAAAGATTTCTTCCGTAACAACGTCGTCAAGCCTATAGAGAACGCGTTTACAGGCTTCACCGACGGGATCGAAAAGACGTGGAACAGGTTCCTCGACAACGGCGTTGTCCAGTTCTTCAAAGACAAGCTCGGCAATATGCTGTCGTTCTTCAAGGACATTTTTACAGGCAACTTTGATGACGCTTTCAGCCAGTGGATTGATGGCATCAAAAACATTTGGGAAGGGCTGCTGAACAACGACATCGTCCAATTCTTCAAAGACAAGCTCGGGAACCTACTCAGCTTTTTCAAGGACATTTTCACGGGGAACTTCAGTGACGCGTTCTCGCAATGGATCGACGGTATAAAGAAGATCTGGAACGCGCTCCTCAATAACGACATCGTCCAAGGTTTCAAAGACGCTTTCAACGCGGTCATCGACTGGATCAATAAGAACCTAATCCAAACTTTCCGCGGCGCGATCGAAGCGCTTGTAGACACGCTGTCGAACGCGTGGAACGCCGTCAAGGAGGCGTTCGCGACGCCTATCAACTGGGTGATCGATAACGTTATAAACCGGTTTTTCGGCGCGATCGAGAACGTCGCGTCGAAACTGTCTTTCAACCTGGATCTCCCGGAGGTCGGCAAGGTCGAAACCGGCGGCGGGAGCAGAGGCGGCCCGTCCGGCGCTGCCGCGGCGCGTGAATACCACCGCGGCGGGGTCGTCGGCCGGGACGGACAGCCGCGGACTGGTCCGGTCGGCGCGGGCGAGGAGCTCGCGGTTCTGCGTAAGGGCGAAACCGTTTTACCGGAGATGGGCGGCGCGTTCGACTGGGTGGGCGACGCTGTCGATGCGGCGGTCCGCGAGGCCCGCGAGATGATCGCGGACACGATCGCGCCCGCGGTCCGCAGCGCTGTCGACACCGCCAAGACGGCAGGCGACCGGTTTGGGATGCCCGGGGAGATGTTCGGCGGCGCGGCCGCGAAGCTCGGCGAAAACGTTCTCGACTGGCTGAAAGGGGTTACGGACGCGGCGAAGGAGGCGACCGGCGGGTCGCTGCCGGACTCTGGTTCGACGATCGACCGGCTCATCGGGTACATGGCCTCGACCGACGTACCGCATCGGGTTACGTCGACGCTGCGCCCAAACGATTCCGGGAGTTATCACGCGGTTGGGCGGGCGGTTGACTTCGCCGGGCTGTCGCCGTCGCGCGACTCCCGGGCGCTGGGGAATATCTTTTGGGCGTTCGAGCCGATCTTCCGCAAGCTAAAAGAGCTGATTTACGCCGGCCCGCAGACCAGCTTTAATATTAAAAACGGCCGCCGCGTGGGGAAGTACGCGCAAGCGATTCACCACGACCACGTCCACGCCGCGATGGACGGAGGCGGCTACCTCCCGCCCGGCGTCAGCATGATCGAAAACGGCACCGGGCAGCCCGAGATGGTGACCGCGCCGGACGACGTTCGTAAGCAGAACCAGCTGCTGGAAAGGATTGCGAGGGCTGCGGAGGCTGGTCACGTTATCCAGTTGGATACTGACGAGGTTGGGCGGTCGTTGGTCGACCGGATTGAGGCGCGGGCATGACCTACGAAGATGAGGTTTTAGCCGATAACCCGGTCGCCTACTACCCGATGGATGAAACGTCGGGGTCGACGTTGAACGATAAGTCGGGTAACGGCTACGACGGGACTATGTATAACAGTCCTTCTTTGGACCAGCCTGGGTTTAATCGGCGTACCCGGTCGATTTTTTTCAACGGTTCTGACCAGCGTGTCGATGTTTACACTGAGGCGGTTTCTAGTAAACCTGAAACGATAGAAGCTTGGGCCCGCCACACGGGGGATCAGAGCGTCAGCGGCAGCTCTTCGATTGTAAACGATCGGGAAGACAACGGCGTCCAACTGACACTTGGGTATAACAGAGACGGTTGGCAGTTCGCCTGGGAAGGCGAGGACGACGGTTACGAATCCATTTTCGACGGTTCGTCGTTTACGCAGGACGAGTGGGCGCATCTTGTCGCAACCCATGACGGTTCGACCGCGCGGCTGTACGTCGATGGGACCGAGGTCGCCAGCTACACCGGTAAAGACTTCACGCCGCGGTCTTCCGGTGAATGTACGATCGCTGCTTCCGATAACTACCCACCGTCTGAGCGTCTTTTCAACGGCTACATCTCCGGCGTCGCGATTTACGATTACGAGCTTTCCGCGAGCCGTATACAAGACCATTACGTCGCGGCCAAGGCGGTCCCTGTCTCTGCGGACATGGCTGCGGCAGGCTCGCTGTCCGCGGAGTCGGCGCTCGCGAGCGTCCGGATCCTCCTAGACGGGGGCGTGGTCGAGCCGGAGCCCGGCGCGTCCATCCGATGGTCGCTCGGGGAGCGCGGCGAGGCGACGTTCGCGGTCGTCGACTTCGCCGGCGATCTGTCGGTCGAGCTCAACCAGCGCGTCGACATCGTCGCCGAAGACGGCTCCGCGCTGTTCGCCGGCGTCGTCGACCGCGCGCCCCTCCGGCTGTTCGGCCCCGGGGGCGCGCTCCGCTGGGAGATCTCCGCGGTCGACTGGGCTTATACCGCTGCGAAACGGGTAGTCGCCAAGGTCTACGAAGAGGAGACCGCTGGCGACATCGTCTTCGATCTTCACAGCCGGATTCTCTCGGATGAAGACGTAAGCTTAGGAAACGTCGAAACCGGCCCGATCGTCTCCCGGGCGGCGTTCAACTACGTTTCGGTCGAGAAAGCTTTAGACGCTCTCGCCGAGCGGGCGGGGTTTCACTGGCGCATCGACGCGGACCGAAAGCTGCACTTCGCGGCACGCGACGCGAACGCCGCGCCTTGGTCGATCGCCCCGCCATACGACGACGTCGACGCGGAGATGGCGTTAGAGCGGCGCGCGCCGAAGTATCGGAACCGGCAGATCATCTCCGGCGGGAAAGATACGACGGCGCTGCAGACCGAGACGTTCCCCGCGGACGGTTCGACGAAGACGTTCAGCGTCGGTTACCCGATCGCCCAAAAGCCGACGGTGGAGGTCGACGGGACCGCGCAGAGCGTCGGCATCCGCGGGGTGTCGGACTCGGATGATTTTTACTGGTCCAAGGGCGACAACGCGGTAACGCAGGATCAGAGCGCGTCCCCGGTCGCCTCAGGATCAGACGTAAAAATCGACTACCGCGGCCTCTTTCACGTCGTTGCGATCAGCGAGGACGACGAAGAATCTGACCGTGTTGCGGCGCTTGACGGCACTAGTGGGATCGTTGACGCGACCGACGAGGCCAACGATGCGACCGACCGGATGCAGGCATTCGAAAGGGCTGCGCAGAAGCTCGACCGATTCGCCGTAGTCGGTGGCAAGCTGACGTTTCGTTCGCGGCGAGGAGGGCTGCGTCACGGGCAGCTCCTCTCGGTTACCGTCCCTCCATATGGGTTGGACGGCGCCGAGTTCCTCATCGACCAGGTTAAAGCCTCCATCTCGGTAAACGGGTCTTTAGGCTACAAAGTTCAGGCAGTACAAGGCCCGGTAGAAGGGTCGTGGACGAAGTTCTTCTCTTCCCTGGCGTCCGGCGACGGGCCGATCTTAGAAAACCTACAAGAAGAAGAGGTGGTCGTCGTCCTACACGAAACTTCAGACAAGGCGAGTTGGAGTGGGACAACCGCGCAGGACCCGGTTTCATGCCCCGTGTTTTCGTTCAGCTTGCCGGCGACGATTTGCTAAACTGTATGACGATGGAAACGGTCGGCGGCGCAGCCTGGTCGGGGACGGTGCAGATCGCCGCCTACACGTACGCCGGTACCGGTGTCGTCAGAATGAAGCCCGCTGTTTTACCCAACCTTGTGGTCGATGACGGGCTTAACTTGGTCCGCGACGGTCTGCGCGGCGCGAGGGACGACCTTCAGATCCGCTACATCGCCCTCGGCGCGGACAGTACCGCCCCAGCCGCGGGGGATTCGTCGCTCGGTGACGAGCGGTTCCGAAAGTTCCTAACCCAACAGTCAGCGGGGAACACCGGCGAGGTGAAATCGACGTTTTACATCGCCCCGCAGGAGGCGAACGATTTCACTATTGAGGAACTCGGGTTTTTCGCGGGCGACGCGTCCGACGCCGCGGGCTCGGGCACGCTGGTCGCCCGAGTGCTGTACTCTCGCGCTAAGACAGCGTCGGAAGCGCTGCAGATCGAACGTTCCGACCAGATCAAGGCGGCGTAATGGCAGTTATCCCTGAAGCGGCCTCCGGCGACACGTTTACAGCAGCCCAAGCCAACTCGCCCTTCTACGTCGAATCCGCCGCGTACGACTCGAGCGCTGACACGCTGAACATAACGGTCGGCCCGGGCCGGGTTGATTTCGACGACGGCTCGACGGTGTACGAGCAGACCGCCGACCAGACAGTGACGGTCGCGGGTCCGGCGGCGTCGGAGACGTACTACGTCTACGTCGCCGCCTCGGGTGTGTCGGCGCGGACCGGGTCGACCGCCGGAATCGGCGAGATCCGGCTCGGCTCGGTGACGCTCGCATCCGATAAGACCGTCGACTCGGTCGACGATCTGCGCGGCCTGCTCCCGGTCCCCTACGAAGCGGTACGCGACCAGGCGCAGACCGACGCCTTTGTATTCGGATTGGTGTTGTAGATGGCTCGCGGAGACCCGGTCGGCGGCATCCTGTACGTTGAGACGACGACAGGTGAGACGTTCGAAGAGGATTTCATCCGGCCGCCTGCGGGGGAGACATGGGTGTTGACCTATATCTCCCGGACGTATTTTGGTAGCAGTGCCCACGGCAACGTCGATCTTATCGACAGTTCGGGTACGAGGGCCCCCGCGCTGTTCCTCTCCAGCGATGACGTAGAGTACCCGAAGGCTTCTCTCATCCTTACCAACGACTTCTACCTCCGCGCACAACTCAATGACGAGTACAGGAAAGAGCGGATCGGCTATTCCGGAGTGAAGTGGTGAGCATCCGTCCCGACGACTCCGGTTAGGTGGCCGAATGGCAGGACTAACGGACGCCGAAGAGGCGAAACTCCTCGACGACCGTTACGACGGCGTCGAGTTGTGGCTCGCTGCGTCCACCGCCGATCCGACAGAGGACGGCTCCGGCCTCGCCGAACCGTCCGGCAATAACTACAGCCGGGTATCCGTCGACGGAAATAACGGCGCCTGGGACGCCGCGACGGTCGGCGCCCCCACCACGAAGGTGAACGCCAACAAGCTGAGCTTCCCGGAAGCTTCCGGCGACTGGGGGACCATCACCCATCTCGCGCTTCTTGACGCGCAGGCCGGCGGCTCGGTCCGGGCGTACGCCGCGTTGGGCTCGGCGCAGTCGATCGGCGACGGCGACAACCTCGAGGTCCCCGCGGGCGATCTGACGCTCAAGCTCGGCGACCCCAGCGACACCTACTAAGGAGGGCCGACCCGCGGGATTGCAGCGGTCATTACCTTTACCACATGAACCACATCGGTGTGATCGGCTGGCCCGGGCGAGCCCGCAGTCCGCGGCTACGCCGTCGTCTCCACTCCGGGGTGACGCTGTGAGCTTCCCCGCTTTCACGTCGTCGCCGCAATGCCCGAAAGACGGGCATACGCAGGCGTCCGTCCGATGGTGTCCGGGCACCGGCCAAGCCCCGCGGGTCGAGCGCTGCGAAACCGAAGGGGAGCACATCCACCGTCAGTGCGCGCGCTGTCAGTACATGTGGTTGGAGCAGCCCCTTGACGCGGAAGGAGTTTGAGAATGGCTGACCGGCATCCGCTGCGGCGCTACTCCGTCCTCGCCGGCGTCGTCGGCCTCGCTGTTGCCGTCGCCGTCCAGCTTGGCATCGGCGAAGGCGAAGCGGCCGAGTGGCAGAAGCTTGCGTTGCAAGCGCTTGACATAGCCGTTGTTGCGGGGATTATCACTCGCGGCGGCGAGGAAAAGGCGACTCCGCTGGCCGACCCGCGGGACGATGCCGGTCGGCCGCTGAGGGTGAAAGGCAGTGGCGGCCCGCAGGCCGACCCGACGCCGGGTGGTAACGGTTGAAACTCGCGGACATCGTCGACCGCGAGGACTGGGGGGCCGACCCTCCCCGCGCCCGGAAGCTGATTACGACCCCAACGCCGGAAGTGTGGCTGCATCATACGGCGACCGACCAGCATGGCGCGGCCGGGGTGCGGGCGATCCAAAGCTTTCATATGAGCGAGCGTTACGGCCGTGGTTGGCATGACATCGCCTACAGCTTCCTCGTAGACGACGCCGACCAGACTGTGTACGAGGGCCGCGGTTTCGGCGCCCGCGGCGCCCATACACCGGGGCATAACGGGATTTCGCACGCGATCTGTGTGATCGGGAATTTCGCTTCGTACGAACCGTCGCCGGAAACGCTTGCGACAGTCGGGGAGCTGGTCGCGTTTGGCTATCAGCGCGGGGAATGGCCGAGGATGCTGTCGGGCGGCCACCGCGACGTTACCGACAGCACGTCGTGCCCCGGCAAATTCCTGTATCGGCGTATCGGCGATATCAACGCTGCCGCTGAAGGCGACAAAACCGTCTCCGGGCGCGGCAGCGCAGAAGGAGATGGAATGGCTTCCGGATACTGCGAACACGGCGACGAAAACTGGAACGTCGGCGTCGTC